CAGTCCAGTGGATTCAGAATATTCCCCACGTTTGCCTAAAAAGGGAGTGACACGAAGCGGATGACCTCGTTCCATTTCATCTACTAAAAAATTCATTTCGTGACTTACTAAATTGCCGTCGCTCCTTAATGCCCCACCCACAGCGTATCCGCCCATATCCCCCACGGGCAAATTGAATTGACTTTGACTCCTGACAGACCCTTCTCCTTCCTTTGTCCTACCAAAGAGCAAGTCGTGCCTAAACATATTCGGCTGGATATTACTCGGCACGTAGAATTCGTCCTTGATTAATTGAATGCGATAAATCTGATTCAACAAATCTCTGTTTTCCCTCGTGTCTAAATTCGCATTGTAGTTGTTAATCATTCTATATATTAACAACTATATTTTAATACTTTTAAAAAAGTATAGCAAAAAAAAGGAGGGGTTCGGGGAACGTTGTTCCCTGATTAACAGTATCTGCCTACACCAGAGCCAGACATCGCCCCTGCGCCACCAGATGGCATCATTACAGGCCCAGGAGAGAGACGACTGCGAGGCATCATCCTTTTATAAGCGCCCATATTACCCATCTTACCACCCACCATTCTGGTGTATTCGGGGATTTCCACAGAGGGAACATTGGCAGTAGTAGCCGTATCCACCACCATCTGTCTGGTAAGGATACCAGTATAGACAGCAGATGACCCGTTCTGATTTACCATTATACCGCTGTTGGCAGTGATGACGACAATTTCGGGTGTGATGGCGACACCGTAGGGATTGGTGACATTGAGAGTAATCTGGAAGTTGAACTGGCCGATTGAACCCGATGAAAGCATTGCGGGTAAAGATAGGCACTGACTGGGTGCGAGAACTAACAGCGAACCAGTCGTGGAAACAGTTGTTCCGGCCGAGGTGGCTGGGTCGTTGTTGGACGCTTGTCCGCTGAATTCAAGGAATGACTGACTGCTTCCTGCCTCGCAAGACAGCCTCCACAAATCGTAGGTAGTAGCCGTAGATAGGAGACCACTTTGGTTATTCAGAGAAATCTGGATGGAATTAATCTTGAAGAAAGAGTCACTGTCGTGAGGGGTCTGGATATTCATTGGCTTACGAACACAGATGATGAATTTATCCGGGATTTGATTGAGTTGAAGATTCGCGCTGGTAAGAGAAACAGACGCTCCACCTAAGACAGAATTAGTAGCAGTCGTCAGGTAGCGAGGATAGGACATATAGGGAACAACCGAGCGACTGGGGATAAGGTCAGTGGATTGAGTAGAGAGGAAGTTGAGTAACATCTCAGTCTGTCCCTGGAAGGGATTACTGTTTCCAGAATATGTGCCAAGGGTGACAGTGGAAGTGAGAGCAGTCGGTCCAGATGAGACCGCACCACTTCTAAATATACGCTGTCCCGAGTTGAGTTGAGCGACCAAGTTGAGGGTGTTGATACCCACAAGGCCTCCCAAGTTGTATTCAGGGTTAGAGAAGATAAAGGGGGACAAGAAGATGGGTTCAATGAGGTCATACGAGAGTTGGGCGATGACGTAGTTACCAGCCGTAACAATGACGGCAGGGGTAGTAGTTACAACGGGAATAATTGTGCTGATAGTGGGGTCATATTGTTGGAGGACACACGAAATCGGAGCAAATGCGCCACGGGGGACTTGGCACACATCGTAAGAAGCCGTGCTGAGACTTGCCAACGGGTTGTTATTGGAAAGGACAGCATCCTCGTAATTGAGGTAGGCTTGGTCGGGGAGAGTAGGTGTGCCAGAGTTCCAGCGGTAAAGTTCCCGGCTATCATTCATACGTAGCAACTGAGGGAGAATGTCACTCACTGTTTCAGACACATTGGTGTTGTTAATCTGAGACGAGAGCGTATTAAACAACATTGTTAAAGGAAAGGGCGCAAGAGCATCCGTTTTACCTAAATCAAACACTGTATCAGCAACAGCACCATTTTCAATTTTCACAAAGAAAGTAAAGGCTTGGGCGCGGATATAAACCTCGCGATTCACTACAATAGATTGACTGGGAACTTGGACGTTAAACACTACACTACTGCTGGTAGCGGAAACGGCTTGGAACTGTTGGAAAGTGCTGTTAGACGCTCCCTGTGTAACGGCATACACCTGCTTATCAGTTATCTGGGAAAGTTTTGGGTCACGCAACAAACAAGTTGTGAAGTCTGTCATTATATATAGAACCGAAGAAAAGAAATTTCTAAACATTCGCCCTAAATTCCTATCTTAGTCTTCCTCTTCTCCGTAAATGGCCGAAACCTTGGTGAAGAGGAATTTGACGGTGGCGGACGACCCAGACCCCAGATAGAACGGAATCAGATTACCCAGTTTATTCCTCCAAAATACCGAAAGTTGGATATTGCTTAAAGGACTTGACCCGGTGAGGGCGATACGCCTATACTCCGCCGTAGGGCTATATTGGAGATTTGGCTTATAACACACCTCTCCACTTTCTAAATCAGTCAAGACCAGTTGGAAGTTACTATTGTTTCCACTGGTATTAGAGAGAATGTTCCCTTCGGCGAATATAAGAGGAGAAGAGAGTTGATTTGGAATGACGGGAATGGTGCTGGTCGTAAAGACGATGGAGGACACGGGCGTCCAGTTCTGAATCGTGGAATATTCCTGGAAGACTTGGGTGTATAAAAAGGCGGTAGGTGTGGTGGCTGGTGGGACGATAATTATAGACCCGGTCGTAGGATAGATAATCTGGTTCGCCCCGCCAAAGGGACTTACGAGTATCTGGAAAGTTGCTCCTAATGGTTGGGTAAAACTGGTGAGTTGTGCGGGAAAACTGCTAAATAAGTTAAAGAGGGGAGCATTAAAGAACAACTTGACCGCGTTCGGATTTACGACTGGGGTATAAGGGGGCGAGGTCGGGATAGTGAATGAGTCAAAGAAGGGAGACGGACACGACAAGGAGCAGGTCTGGTTGTCCGGATTGAATTGAATAAGAGGAGGGACAAGACCAACTATCGCGTCAATTTGGGCTGTGGTGAGAGAGTATGGAGCAGATGAGAGTTGTAGTCTTAAAGCAACGAAGCAATCGCTCATTGTTTGAAGGATAAGATTACACCACCACGTGAAGGAGAAACAAAAATAATATTCACCACTGTCGCTCTGTAACCCGTTTGGATTCGCACTTGGGGGAGATGGTGTCGTGGCAAGAGTGTATTGTGGATTCCAATTAATAAAAGTTTGTTGGGTAAATGTCAATCCAGAAGCCGGGGTGACAGGGGAGGCAGGGACTGTTACTTGTAACGTGACGCTATACACGGTAAGGTCAGGGTTTGCCTGATTCGGTTGAATAACTGGAATAAATACAGGAAGAGTTTGTGTCTCTAATGAAAACCGAACAATGCTTAAATTGTATTTCCCAGTGTTGGAGATGACGGGAGTGTTTCTATTTTCGTTAAAGTTAATGGCGACAGGAGGTGTCCCCGATGATGTTATATTCGTGACGATTAAATCTAAATACACATTATCAGGGTCTTGTGGAACTTTACTTACTTGACGGGTATTGACACGGTTCATTATATACATTTGAATGAGATTATTTATTTCTAAATTGGTTGCGGTATATTCCCGTGGTTGGTATGCTTATACGGCATATAAGCGCCCATTATATCTTGATTTTTACGTGTAATAATCTAAATAATTATATAAAAAATGAATTTTGATTATTAATAGTAAAAATTTATAAATTTTTACTTGTGAATGTGATGTAAAAATATAAAAATATATTTTATATTATTATTTAGATTTCTACGTGGGAAAATCTCGGCATATAGACGACGAATGAATGCTCTTGTAGGCATCCGGTTTCTTCCATTCAATAGATTTCAATTCGGTAATGGGAATGAAGAGATAATCTTTCATATCCGATTCCAGATTGATTCGCGAATATGGCTTACGTTGGAAGGTGTCAAAGAGTGTCTTCTCGTATTTAATGTAGCACAGTTCGTCGGTGAAGTGGAAGATGAAGTATTGGTCCTTGTCACAGTCCAGAATCTTATTACACGTCAATAGGGTTGTAGGATATTGCGCCTTGCGATTCTTTCGCGTCTTCAATTCAAAGAATGCTGTCCCAGTATAGAAGTCATATTTAGCATACTGTTCGGGAGTCATTAGCAAGTCGTCTCCGAAGTGCTGTTTCAGTAAGGGAAATATATTCACTTGGTTCTTTGTTCCGAAAAGGTAGTCTCCTTGATAGTGAGGCATTCTATATATTCCCTAAATATAATAATTTGTAAAAATCTAACTAATCATTCACTAAATAGATTATTTAGAAGAAATAAAATCTCCTGGTATATAAAATGATTTCAGCAGGAGGAAAAAGAGAGTTAGACAAGAGAGCAAAGGAATACTTATCCGATTCAGATTTGGCAAGATATTTCCCCAACAGTAAAGACCCGCGACCTATTATCAAATACAATGAACTGGCAGACGTCAAGGACATTTACGAACTGTTGCCCGAAGACGGGACATTCAAAATCATTCTGGTAGAGAACCGTTACAACGTAGGCCACTGGACGGCACTGTGTCGCACCAAGGACCAGATTATCTATTTTGATTCTTACAGTAACAAGCCCGACGGACAGTTGAAACACATTAAAGCATTCTGGCGTAAGATGCTGGGTCAAGACGACACCTATTTAACCACCTTGTTGAAGGCAGTCAAGGATAGGGAAGTGGTCTGGTCTAAGAATCGGTTTCAGAGTTTGAAGGACGGCACTGGGACGTGTGGGCGCTGGTGTATTTTGTTCCTGAATATGGTCTTGAACTTTGGCTACGACATTGACGAGTTTGAGGAATTTGTGAATCACTATTGTAAAGAACTTGGACTCACGCGCGACCAACTGGTAACGCACTGGATTCAGTAGTGTGTATAGATGTATAGTGTATAGTGATTATAATCAGGGCTATAATTTTCAGAGGGTTGTTTTTATTTTTTTCAGAAAAAGAAAATAAAGAGGGGTGGTAAAATGCGTATCTAATTTAAAACACTATACACTATACATCTATACACTGTTCTAAACAAGGTCATTCAAGTTGTTTCGGGATTCCATTTGTTGGGGCGGATGAATGCGGTCAAACTCGTGTTCCTTTCTTTCTTCTACAATGTCTCGCTCTATCACCAGGCCACACAGTTTGACACTCTTACACTTTGACTTGTAACACATTCGGGCGAGAGATAGAAAGCATCCGACCGAAGTGGTGACTATTAGTGACAAGAATACTTCGGTTACCATTATAGTAGTCGGATATTTTAATCGTTCTCTAATTTTATCTTGTAATAAGTTCCGTTCAGTTTAATTCGTAAGTGTTGTCCGCTATTACCACTGGCGGAAGGACTAATTAAAGTAGTTCCTTCCAATTGAAGGTCACCGATATTATTAACATCTAATATTATATTTCCGTCGCTCCCTCCTATTGCTGATGTTAAACTAACCCCTCTGTCGGCATTCAAAATACAAAATCCATTCGTTCCACCAGAAGAAGTATTCGCAGTAAAAGTAATATTGCCGTCAGTAGTTAGACCAGTAACATCACCAGTAGTTCCAGCAGTTAAAGCAATAGTGCGTTTAGGTGTTATTGTTATATCACCAGTTCCACTTGAAGAAGACGCAGAAATAGACATATTACCAGAAGAAGAATTAATAGCACTTCCGTTCATATCAAGGGGTCGTAAAAAATTATTATCTCCGTCTGCTCCGTTAATCCTTAAAAACTCGGTTGAAACACCATTCAGCGTAGCAAATATACCAATAGAACCATCGTCATTTCCAACACCAACATTTCTAATAAGTGTTTCTATTTTCGCAAACTCGGTCTTTACACCAGTAGAGTTTTTGGCGAAGAATTGCTGACTACCAATTATATCGTTATTCGCACCATTTCGTCCTGATTTATAATACTGAACTGACGGCACACCACTCGTCGTTCCAGCAGTCGCACTCGTAGCGGTTATAGTAAGATTGGGATTGGTAGTATATCCGTCGTTGGGAGCGGTTAAACCAAGAGTAGCAGAGTTCGCAAATAGATTGTCGCTGGAAAATCCAATAACACCATTAGTGTTTAAACTCAAACTATCGCCCGAATGATAAACGCCGTCGCTTTGATAAGTCGCATTGTTGGGGGTAATTCCGTCGTCAAAATCAACTTCAAGTTGAGAACTTGAAAGAATAGTAAAAACATTATTAGGAGTATCATTTAAAGTTATAGTGAGAGGGTCTTGTGCCGTGCTACCAGCGGTAAGAACTTGTGATAATGTGGGGGTGGCGGGTATGACTGGAATGGTGTCCCAAGATGGAGTGGCTGTGCCATTGGATTTTAAATATTGTCCGCTCGTCCCGTTCGCAATAAAGGCAGTGACAGACGGAGCAGATTGAAACGGTATTTGTGACGCTACACCACCCGCAATGTTGGTTGCCGTCCCAGATGATGGAGGGTAGGATGCCCCGTTGATAGTAACCAAGTCAATGTTATCTACTTGTAAGATGTCTTGAAGATTCATATCAATGTCATCTGTTCCCGCACTGTTACCGTTTGCCAGGACGACTGCTAAATCAGAAGTGGTCGGGCCACCGCCACCCGAGAGGGCATTTAATTCCGCTTGAAGGTTTGTTATACGTTGATTCAGATAATAGGTGGATAGAGACATCTTGTTATATTCTATACCAATATAAAAAAATGGGATTAAAGTTTAGGAAATATAATCTAATGTTAGATATATAATGAATCTGGACGATATTTTTACAAAGAAGGCGATTACCGAGAGTAGTAAGAACTTGTATATTAAGAACTTGACAAGGCTGAATGGGGGTCAGCCGATTAAGGATTTGAAATTCTTGTCGGACGAGAAGGTGGTGATGGAGGCCTTGTCTGCTAAATATAAACCGAATACTGTTCGGTCCTACGTGATTTCTATTGTTTCTCTCTTAAAGTGTATTGACGACAAGAAGTCCAAGAAGTTGTATCAGGCTTACTATCCTTATTTAGAAGAGTTAAACAAGTCTCTAAAAGAGAACGTTGTCAAGACGGAGAAAGAGGTGGAGAATTGGATTAGTCAAGACGATGTCAAGACCAAGTTTGATTCACTCTGTCCGATTATTAGCGAAATTGGGAAGAAGAAAAAGATTACTGCGGAGGAGTGGTCTAAACTGTTTGACTGTCTCGTGTTGGGTCTCTACACACTTCAAGCGCCGAGACGGAATGCCGATTATCAGAAGATGATTGTCTTGAAGAAGAACCAACCCGCCCTTTTAGAGAAGATGAATGTCTTGGACTTGGAGCAGAACAAGTTTCTCTTTTCCAATTACAAGACCAAAGGCACGTATAAGATTCAGGAGGTGGAGATTAATCCTGACCTGAGAAAGATTATTGACCTCTATCTGAAATACCATCCCTTGAAGAAGGAACTGAAAATAGGTTTCCCGTTGCTGACTGACTTTGAAGGGCGACCTTACGCAAACAATAATGATATGACTCGTATCCTCCACCGCATCTTTGATAAGAAGATTGGCTCGTCAATGCTCCGAAAGATATTCTTGACGGACAAGTATAAGGACACCTTGGAGACCTTGGGCGAGGATACCACCGCAATGGGGACATCCAGTAGCACCGCTCAGAACCAGTATATCAAGACGGGTTAAAATAATAACATTTAAAAAAGGACTTAAAGCCGAAAACTACATTGCGTGGAGGGAATTGAAATCGCGGTAAGAGTCACAGCCACAATCGTGGCATTGGCTATAACAATCTATCCTTCCAGCGCCATTCATCTCTGCTTTCATCTCTGCTTCAAACTCTTCCAACAGTCTCGCCTGTTCCTCGTAATATTTTTCAACCATTTCCAATATAAATTGTCGCTGTTGGGGGGCGGATAGTTCAATCAGATAGGGTGGTAATTGGGCGACAAAATCTTCCTCGGTCTCTGAGTCAAATCGTATCGGTTCTAATTGGGGTTGGGTCGCAAGACGTGCTTCAAGTCTCGCAAGGGTAGCGGGGGTCATTTGTCCCCGGGTCTTTCTCCCCCCGTCCATTCCTTCTTGATTTTCAATTTCAACTATTTCGGCGACTCTGTCTGAAAATGGTTCTGGCGACGGCGAACGTCCCGTCTGATAAATTAAGAGGAGTTCATCTATACCTGCCACTACATCATTAAACATTTCAGCCATTCCGTATTCGTCTATCAGTCTATCTATATATGATGACAATTCAAATAGTTTATCCATTTTGAATTTGACGGTTACGTTTGGCAATAGTATTATCTGATGGTAGGTATAATCTTTGATACGATTTATTTCCCCCAGTAGAAAGTTGTGGATTGCTCTCAATCGTTCTGCTTCCGCTTGTCGTTCTGCTTGGGTTGTGGTTGCGCGGTTATCAGGAGGAGATGGAGGTCGTATAGGTGTCTTACCACCTCTGGGTGCGCCGATATTTCTGGGACGTATGGCTCGTCGCTCCATATCGGCTGGATTCTGAATAGCAAGGAGTCCGTGGCGTGGAAAGGCTTGTGCTAATTGCTGTGCCAATCTGGCGTCCTCTGCTCTTTGGATTCGTATGGCTTCTCTGGCTCGTTCCATCTCGGCAATCTCTTCGGC